TTTTGTAAGCTCTTGAAATTCTTTTGCTAAATCATTTACTTGTCTATCTGCTTTTATTTTTTGTCTTTTAGCAAATGTATTTGCATTTGTTAATTCAATTTCTTCTCTCATTCCTTTTGAAATTGCTTCAAAACCTAATCTGTTTGTTTCTGTTTTATCAAAGTCTGATAGTCCAGTAATACCTTGTGCTTTTAATCCTCTAAGTTCTGCTCTCTCTTGTCCTGATAATCTACCAGTTTTACCTTCTAACTCTGCTATCCGATTTCCTATTCCTCGTAATTCTGGACTTGATGACTTTCTTAATCTTTCACCTACAGTAAGATTTTGTAATCCATCTCCTAATCCTTTTAGTAGCCTTGAAAAAGATATTATTCTTGCCAAACCAGCTTGTACTATTAAGAAGAATTGACTAAATCCTTGTGTTATTTGTCTTGTTTGATCACCAAACTCTTTTAACGCATCAACACCACCCTGACCAACTATTGCTGTAGTACGAGCAAGAACAACATTAAATGCAGCTTCTTTTCCTTCAGCTTGTTCTAATAATTGTATTCTTTGACTAAAAGCAGAATTAGTTAAACCTAATGATGCTATTAAAGTAGTTGTATCTTTATTGAAATCAGCTAAAGCATCACCAGCTTTTTTTGCTGACATAACTAAAATATCAAGTTGTTTACCTACCTGAGTACCAACAATGGACAAACCAAATCCTAATCCACCTCCTAAAAATCCACCAGCTACACCACCTAAACCACCACCAACAGATGCACCTATACCTTGACCAAATAACAAAGGAAAACCACCACCAATAAGACCACTACTAAGAGCATTTCTTCTTCTGGCAGCAAGTCCACCTCTTTCCGCAAATAACCCACCTTCTCGAAACATAGGATTTCTTGTTAAAACCCTATTAATACCTCTTTGTGGCCCAAACTCTTCAGCAGTAAAACCTGTAGGTCTCCCTCTTAATAATCTTGCTCTGTTTCTTTCTGTTTCTTTATCTGTTCCTGTAGGTAAACCAAGTTTTCTTGATTCTTGTAATAATTTATTCATTTCTGCAATTCTTCTATTTACATCAACATAATCTTTTTCAGTTAAATCAAGTTGATTTCTCACTCCACCTAAAGTCGCAATATATTTTTCAAGTGCGTTTATTGTATTCGCAGGTTTAAATGCTAATAAATCACTTAGTCCTGCTCCTTGAAAACCAGTAATTCCAGGTGCATTACCACTACTTATTGCACTAAATGTCGCAGCAGTTATTTTTGCCTCTTCATTAAATCTTTTTAAAGATGATAATTGTTGTGTAAAACCTATTTTTGTTAAACCCTGAGTAAACAAGGCAAATTCTTTAGTAGTACGACCTGTTTCTCTTCTTGCCTCTTGTAATTTAGCTGCAAGAGCACCTAATGATGTAATACTTCGTCTATTTTGACCATCAAAATTTAATAATCCTCTTGTATATTCTTGAAATGCTTTTTTTGCTTCAAGAACAGCTTTTTTTACTTCTTTTTGTTTAGCTGCAAATTCTCTTGAAAAAGGACCACCAGCAGTACCTTTACCTTTTTGTTCACCTATTTGTTTTAATTCATTTTTTAATTTTTCAGCCGTAGATTGTGTAACTTTTAAATCTTTGTTTAATTTTGCAAGCTGTTGTGATTTTGTCCTGACATTAATATTAATTCCGTACTCTGCTGCCATTTACTCGACCCAATAAATTACTTCTATATTACCGCCTTCTGGGTTTCATGGCTTGTTTTTTTTGCACTTGTTCTTTATATTTTTCTTCTTCCTCATGTTTTAACTCAAAAAAACCTGCCCAAGCTACTAACTCTTCTTTTGTTAAATTTTCTGTAAGTTGTTTTAATGTCATTCCTAACTCTTTAGCTAAGAAAAACATAAAATACCAATCTCTATTAGCTTTTTAATGCTGCTTTCGCTTCCTCCACTTTTAAATTATCTCCTGATGTCATCATTGCCATTTGTATATCTTGTAGAATTCCAGCATTTATTTCCCTTCTAAGAGATGCTTTATGACCATCTTGAAATAATCTTCTGCCATTTTCATCTAGTGCTTTTTCAATCATAAGATTCAATGCAAATTCATTTCCATCATCTCCTTTTGATTTTGCAAGAATTGATTCTCTTTCTGCAATAGTCAATGGATGCCAATACACTTCTAATATTGTTTCTTCTCCATCTTTTAATTCATATTTATATTTTTGGCTAACACCAAACTTGTTTCTGAGGAGTTCAATCGCTTCCATAGTATTTTAATATAATATTTATATTATACTTATATTAAGCATTTGCGGTAAATTGACAAGAAATTATTCCTATAAAATGACTTCTATCTTCTATTTGTAACATATTTGGGCCAATAATATTACGAACTTTTGGAGTACAACTAAAAGTATCTGTGTAATCAGAAGCATTAACAGAAGTCAAACCATCTATAACATGTTCGCAAATACCAGAAACAACTGATGTTCCTTTATTTTTTGGTACATAAATATTACATTGAATAACACCGACATAATAATCTAAAGCAGCACCTTGATATTGAAGAGTCGATTGACCAAAGTTTATAGTCATTACTATGTATTTAGTAGTTTTTCCAGGTTCTTTAAATGGCACATTATCATAAACCATTTTTACAGTTGGATCATTATTAGCTACTTGATCAGTAACTGCTTTTTCAAAAGCTGCTCTTACATTTACTAAAGTCATGCTTAATTAACCTTCGATGTAACGTAAACTAGACCCAGGTTTTATTGAACCAAAACCAGAGCCAGGTTTAACTCCTAAGAATATTTTACCTTTATCTCTCATATTATCTTTAATAATTTCACCTGCTTCTTCTAATATAAACTTAGATAATTTCTGATCTTCTGCACTATAACCAGCATATTCAGCAACATTACCAATATATATATCTGCATCTATAAATTTATAAGCAGTATTAACAGGAAATCGAGGATTAACAACAGCTATTTGATTTGATAATTCTCTACGTTTTCTTTTTCTTTCTTCTTTACTACTTGCCCATACAGCATCTAATTGTCTTCTTATTCCAGCCCAAGGTGCATAATTATAAACTGATTGTCTATCCTTTATTGGTTCTCTTCTTACTTTCCAACTAGATGCTAAAAAACCAGTATAAACAGGACTACCTTCTTCTGAAGACAATGAAGCGTGTAAATCTCTTATTGTTTGTGCAAAATCAGCATCTAATTGTGCCATTTGATTATTCATAACATTGTCAGCACTAAACTCTTGTTCTTTAGCCATTAAAACCTCACAAGCAATATAAAGAGATAAGTCTGTCCACCTTTTTTAGTATCAATATTTGTAATCACACCTGTGACTGTTTCGCCAGCATAACTAAAAGAAACTTCATCTTCTAGAGTTGGTTGATTATCACCAATTAAATCAGGTGTAATATAAATCTTTGCTTGCCTTATTTCAACAGTACCATCTTCAACTGATGTAACATATTCAATTGGTGCGTTTATACTATAACTTGTGTCAGTTGTAGCAAACACTCCTGTACTAGTATTATAATTTCCCGATGCTTTTTTTATGTAAACGATAGAGGAATCGAAAGAAGAACCTAAATCAGCTACCACCTGTTTGGCAACATTTTTAAATAATGAATCCAGTTGACCTGCCATTATCCTCTAACCACTCGCATTTGAAAAGTACCTGCTCCACCTAACATATACGCTCCAAGATAGCTTTGTAACCACGGATATACATCCATAATATTATTTATAGAACCAGTTCCCTGACTATCAGTATTATATTTAACTTGAAGATCTCCTAATTTAACTTCAGAAAAATTGCCATCTTTTCCAGTTGTTCCAGTAATAGCTCCAGTATCATTTGCTAAAGCTCTGGCTAATTCATATTGTGCATATTTAATATTGTTTGGAATAGTAGAGCAACTTAATTCAACTCTATCTACTTGATAATTTGTTCTCGGAAACTTTAATGCCTGATCTTCGTCACATCTATCTCCTTGAAAGACAAAAGTATCAATCCATCTTGTAGCTGCTATTAGTGATCTATTTTTCTGATCGTCTGTTTTATTTGTCCAAGTTGAAGAATCTGGTACTGTTTCAAAATAACTATTAGCTTCTGCCAATGTGACATAGCTATTGGCAGTTTCACTTTTTATAGTTGC